TTTGCAATGTCTTCTTTAGACCATTGCTCCAATTGTTCACTGGATTGTGCGAACGGAATAGATTGAGGGTTACTAAATTTTGCAATTGAGTGTGTCATATCTATTGTCCTACAGTTCCAATTTGTAATTGGCATAGAATCTTACCTGTTCCTGCAGCTGCAGCAGTTGTACCTGCTACTACTGTCTCTTCAGCTCTGCCTACTATTTGTGCTAATTCTTTCAATCTTGCGTCTACTTCGTTAGAAGAGTTTGTGACTGAGGAATCTGGCAAAACAGTTTTGGAAGAGTTTCCGGAACCGTATTGATCTACTTTTCCACCACCAGTACAAACAAGTGAGTCACCACGTGTGATGGCTTGGTTGTCGACTGCTAGTTGCAAAAAAGCCCAACCTTGAGCGAAAACAGGAAATCCTTTTTCACCGATGGTTGCGCCAGTTTGAACTAATGTTGATGGTTCGTTAAAGTCAAATGGATCTCTCGAACTTCTGTAATTTACACAAGCTGGTATGTCTGAAGCACCACATAAGTTTACCTTATTGGTAGCGCTTTCGACTTGGTATGTTAATACAAAACCAGAGTCACTAAATGATGTTGCATCTAGTACTTGCATATTCCAGAATTCTCCGGCTTCTCTAGTTAGGCCTCCGCCTGCTCCAGTAGCCATTATTGAGATTCTCCTTTTGATTCAGTTGGTTTTAATCCGAATGCAGCTCGAGCTTCAGCAACTTTTGATTTTCCGGTAGCTTCTTCAGCTTTTGGTCCAGAAAATTTTGCGTTGATTTCGGCTTGTTTATTTGCACTTTCTAATTCAGTACTTAATTTTTCAATTGAGTGCTTATAAGGAGTTACAACAGTTTTTACAAGGGATGCAACAATAACTTTATCTTCTGTTTCCATGTTAAGACTTTTAATTAATTCGACATCTAGATTTTCATCAAGTGCGGTTAATTCTGTACATTGTTCACCAAATTTGGCTAATGCCAATTTTTCTTGTTTTTCTGAGAGCTGTTTCTCGACTTCAGACATTTTTGTTACAATAGGTGCTGAGGTATTAATACCTGCGTCAGTTAATTTCTCGGTAGAGAATTTAATGATTTCTTGAAGTCTAGTGACTTCATCAGCGTCTAATGTATTTTTGCTTTCGACTACAGGTGCTTCGATTTGAAGTCCTAATAAGTCTACTGCATTAATGTCTTTGCCGGCTTCGGATGCTAAGGCCTCTTTGAGTTGAGTTAATTGTGAACTCAATTCTTCAGAATTATTTTTTAAATAAGGGTTTTCCTGAGTGTCTATTTTGATCTCTGGGGTTTCATTATTCATTTTTATATCACCTTTGTTATCCAACAAATTTTACATGCGGGTCGTTTTACGACCGACAACTTGTCAGTTATACTATCGAATGGTATCCAAGATTGAAATTCTTCATTCCACACAGATCGAAATCTGAATTCATAAGAAAGGCCAATCTCTCCCTCTTGTAAGGTAGTGGATCCATGATATTTACCCTTAACACGGATATGATTTATAGGTTCACGGACCAACAGGACTTCGGTGACATCGCCATCGAGAGCCAGTTCGTCACTGGGATGTTCTGTGTTAAGTGGAATACGTTCGCCCGCTTCGAGCTTACGTTCTTGAGATTTGAAAATACTTTCTACAAAAGCTGCAGTATACATATATGGTACACCAAACATATCAGTCCATGTACCTTCTGCTGCTGCAATACCTTCAAAAGTTTGATCATGTGCATTTATTGAAAGTTCTAAATTAAATCGACCAGCGGTATCTTTACCATCTGCCTCAGAAAACTTAGTAAGTACTGAATTATTAGTACCAGGTTTCCAAAACACATAACCAAAGGTGGCCTCGCCAAATAAAGCTTTATCAAATACGTTTGGTATTTTTCTAAGGATCCAATCGCCTGTTAATTTATCACCATTCAAAGTTAATTTAAAATGATGATCATCTTGATCTATAATAGTTAAATCGCCTTTATCAACTATTTTATATGAACCATCCTCAGTGTCACCTTCAAAGTTCATCCATTCTGAAGATCTGGTATCATCTGACTTTAATCCAAACAGCTTAGTTGTATTTGGATTGTCGCTTAAGGTAGCCATTAAGCCTGTTCTTGAAAATTCAAAGAACTGTAATCTGTCCTCACCATAGGACAATTGGTAATCATCATTAAATTGATGTATTACAAATTTCATTGTTCATACTCTACTAGAAATTGTAACTCATGAGGTAAAGTAGGATCTGTAACTAGTATAGTTGGTGGATTAAATTTAAGAGTTAATAAATCAAGTTGAGGTTCACCATTAGCAGAAACATTCCAATTAAAAGTATAATGACCAACATCATCATCTACGGTTAAACTGTGAGTCCCAGGAGTTTTGATGGACTTCAATTGAGCTTTTATAGTGTCTAACGATTCATCTATTGTCAACATCAAACACTCCCATGACTTTAATATTTCTTTTCGACTGAACCTTATTAACTAAAGGGCAATTACAATCAGTTTCCAATTCGATCCCCTCTGGTGTTGGTATTACGATCTTCTTGTATAGATGATTCTTGATCACCAGTTGGTGTATCTGCTTTTTCAGATAATAATTTAGCTGCTACAGTTTCATCAGTAACAGTCTCAGTGTCACCTGCTCCTGGATTTTGAGTTTCTTTAATCCATGATTTAAGTTCAGCTTCTTGATTTTCAGTAAATGGTTCATAACCCATGATTTCTCTTAGTTCTGAATTTGAAAATGATTTAGTAGTGTTAAGAGTAGCAACAATCTTTGCAAGTTCAGTTCTATCTTTATCTAAAATTAATCTAGTCTTTAATGTAATACGTTCAATAACTTCTTCTTTAATACCTGGTTCAATCATCATAACGTGTCGTTTTACTAGTTGTTCATATTTTTGTTTAATACCATCAAGATAAACTTCAGCTCTTAAAGCTAAGAAAGAACTTGCCTGATTAAGAGATGTAAAACCACCACCACTTTCTCCTGATCCTAGTAAATTAGGTGGTGTACCAGTTGGTCCACCTATTAATGAATTAATTTGATCTATGATAGCTGATGGATCATTATAATTAGTTGTCTTTGGTTCTACATAACCAATTTCAACATTCATACCAGTAACGAATCCTTGATCAGCTTGTCTATAAGCATTTACTGCAGCATATGAAGTTAAAGCTGCTTCGGCTGCTGTTTTTGCAGCTGCTAATTTTTCAGCATGAGTTCCTTGGAATTTAGATGGATCAAATGGTGTTAAGTCTAATTTATGATGTTCTCTTGGCATTGCTCTATTTCTCCAGGTTTGATCATTTAAGATTAACATCTGTTTCCACATAAGAATACCAAGTAAAGAATTAATAGGAGCTGTTGACCAAACATTAAAAGTCCAACGACCTAGATTATCTTTAATCCAAGATCGTTTATTATCAAATGAAACATGGAATACTCTATCCCATCTAATTATTTGAGTTTTAACATCAGACTTATCAGCTGCTTCATCTACTGCATAATATTTAGGATTACTAATTACATAGTCACCACCAGTTTGACCAATTTGACTTCGTTTATCAACAGCAGATATTACAAACATCGGTAATGGTATTAAATCTTCAATACCTTTGCCAAATTTAATTTGATCTACGGCATCTCCGTATTTCCAAAGATCTTTAGTATAACGATAAAATAAACGAGGTCCATTTAATTTTCTATGAATATCATTAGCAGCTTGTAATGCTTTTTTCTCTGAGGGTGATTCAACTTTGTCATCTGCATCTTCAGGTCTTAATGTAAAATCACCTACTGCTTTTTGAACCATGATTGCCATAAGTTCAATAGATGAAAATAATCTCTCATCATTATTAACGAAATTATCTGCTAATGTATATCTATCTTTAGCTGCTCGTAAATCTTTTTGTTCTTGTAGCCTACCACCAATAATAGAGGCTGGAGCAATTGCTATAGGTTCTGTTGGTCTTGCTGTTTGATCTACAGGATCCGTCCTAAATGCTGCTTTTATCCAATTTAAGTTTACCATGATTTTAGAAATGTCCTACGAAATTTGTAACAACGCCATTAGTACTCAAGCGTGCTTCCTCTTGTTCTCTACGAACAAACGATATAAGCTGTGCAGCGGTGTCAGCCATATCTTTCGATCCAGTGCGAGGGTGATCAACCTTTTGGTTTTTGATGAGTAGTAATTCATAGAGTTCTTTAAATAAGTACGGCGATTGCATGACAAAGGCACGTCCATTGTAAAGGTCGTTTCTACAGATGATCCAATCATTGAGGTTGAGGATGTGGTGTTCTGTTCTAATACTATCTCGTCGGACAAGGTCAAGGAGGGTATTGTGCAAGTAAATATCGTACACATAGGCTCCGACGGGAAAGACTTGGATAATCCGTTTGATGATGTCTGCAACGTCATTCGTATTTATTTCTTCTCCTTTGCCTGCTTTAAACACAGTGGAGCCTACAACATGAATAACATCATCATTGCCTAAATAACCTACAGATAGGCCAAAAGCATCATTTTTAATAGCTGGATCTACTGCAATATACCATTCTTGATAATCTGGATAAAGTCTTAAATCCAACCGAGATTCATCTATTATAGGAATATAAGCTTCTCTTGATTTTGAATTAGGCTCACCTAAGAATAAGTTAACTGGTTTTTGTAATGATTCAACACTTTCAAGAACTGATGGATTAAAGAAAGATTCTTGTTCTAATGATGGATTTGCACCATAATCTCTATCAAAACTAATAGGATCTCTTTTACGTTC